CAGCACCCTTGGAACAGACCGAATGCCTGGAACAGCTGCGTGCACTCTGGAATGGTGTTGGCATCCATGTGGATGCGGCTGATGAAACACCGCCTGCAGGGGTTGATACGCCTGAAGATCTGGAACGAATCCGCCAGCTGTTGGTACTTAAATAGCAGGGGTAGGGATGACTAAACCAACGCGCATTCTTTTTGTTTGCTTAGGCAATACACGAACAAACATATAACACATTGAAGTAAAAGGCGCTTTTTCGATTTTCTCAAAACTTTCGCAATAAATTCGAAAAACTAAAAGCGCCTTAAATCGCCAGATCGGCAGATACAACCGTCCATTCTATGCCGTGACCGTCCAGATAATGCTTGGTCATCTTGGCGTCTGTGTGTCCAAGGAGGGCCTGCGGATCGATACCCTGATCGCGGTAGAGGTGGGCGCCCAGTGAGCGTATTTCGTGGAAGGTTGGGCGTTGCTTCTGCGGGAGGTCATCGAACAGCCCGCTGCGGTTTCGTGCGCTGGCAAATCCCCTTGTGATGTTGTCAGGCTGCAGAGGCATGCCCGGCGTGATCGCTACGTTGGTAACACCTGACGATTTGCGACCGTGAAGATGATGTATCAGGTAGCGACTGACAATATTGGTTTTTCGGCAGCGCCCAATGATTTCTGCCAGCTGCGGTGTGACCTGTATTGCAAGATGCGCGGCCTCGTTGATTGAGTCGGTACGTTGACCCTTCTTGGCCCGTGATGTTTTCTGCTGCTTCACGTACAGCACGCCGTCACGGATATCCTTGAACTGCATGGCGGCAATGTCTTCGCGGCGCTGTAGAGTGATGAGGCCGAGCATCATCGCGTTCTGGATGTGTGCTGGCGCCAGTTCATAGATTGCATCGAACTGGGCTTTGGTGAGCCGGTTACGCTGCACCTTGGCATTAATCGGAAGAGTCTTGGTAGCAGGGTTCTCATCGGCAAGGCCATGAGCAATGGCGTAGTCGAAGCACTTGATCAGCTGGCTACGCATGCGCGATGCCATACGGCGCTTGCCTTCTGCCAGCCACTGATCCAGAAACTCGGCGCAGTGATAGACGGTGATATCGATCACAGGCAGGTGCCCGAGCTTGCTCTTCATCAGAGTGCAGTCATACGTGAGCTGCTTATCTGTCTTTTCGGCCAGGTTCTTCTCGTCCTTGCGGATCTTCTCGTATTTATCCAGCCATGCCGAAAACAGCGCTGTCTTGCCCAGCACTCGATCAACCAGAGATACTTCAATCATCAGCATGCTGTTGAGCTGCTGCGCTGCCAGTATCGCCTGCGTGCGGTCTGCACCCATGCCGTGCGATTTTCCGGTGTGTGGGTGCTTGTACCGGTAATAGACTGCGCCGGCTTTACGGTCGGCGTAGAGGTTGGGCGGCATGTCTTTATTGCGTTTGTTGCGGGGCCTATTCATGCTGACCTCAGTACACGTTCCACCATAAGATCGGCCTCTGTCAGCGTCTCGTAGACGTACCACTTACCTACAAATTTAACGCCGTCCAGCTTGCCGCTTTTGATCCAGTTTATTACGGTTTTCTGGGTGGGGCGCGCCTCTGGCGTAAACTCGCGCTCCAGGTATTGATCGATTGACATTTTCCGCTTTCGGATGGTCATCATATATGTCCTCTCTATGATGTATTTCTATACAGCTGGCGCACATGTCAGCCGGTATTCGTTAAAAAACCCTCGATATTCCGGCCCCGGCCAGCGGCTACCCGGGTATATTTCGCGCTCTTCCAGGTGGGGCAGTACGTCGCGGTACCAGGTGTGCTTAAAGCTGCTGTCGAAGTGCGATTCGTACCCGAGGGCATCAGCCAGCCGCTGGATGTGAAACCACTCCGGCAGTTGTCGGGCCGCTTCAAGTGCGATCGGTGGGGCGAATAGGTCGATCTGCTGTTCTTCCGGCATGGGGCCTCCGATTAATCTGCCGTGACACCGCTCGCCAGTCCCAGTATGTTGAAGGTACTGGCTGCGGCCCGTGCGCCTGAGTGGCTGATTCAACCCGTCCCCAGTGCAGCTGGCGTTCTATTTTTCGCATGTCCGGGTCATCAATCGTGATCAGCCCGGGGCCATAGAGCACCGCATCGGCTCGGGTGGCCATTGGTGCTGTCATTGCCCCGGCACAGGCCAGGGCATGTTTTGATTTCTTCATGCTGTACCTCTTCGGGTATACCTCATAATTGCGGTGTTAGTGGTACTCTGGCCCGTCATATCCGCTCAGGCAATCCAGGCACATCGCGCCTTTATATGTCGGGTGGCTTTTCGGTATCCACATGCTTTTCGGTACGAACTTTCCGCAATCGATGCACTGCTTATAAAACTGAGTACCACTAACAACGGGCTGTTGTTGCTCCGCTTCGCTCCGCGTGGACCGGCCGTAGTCTGGGTCGTATTTCTGCTGTTCTTTCAAAACGTTGTGCTCCATATTCAAGTCCTCATTTGCCGGCCACAAAGCCAATGGTTAGGCGTTTAGCGCATTAGTAACGTATCTGGTGACAGCCTGGACCGACAGCAGCTTCTCCAATTCACGATCATCGACTTCCAAACCGAACGCCTCCTCGATTGCCATAATGACCTCAATATCATCTAGCGAATCCATGCCGAGGCTTTCGTGGGTTGAGTCTGCATTTACGTCACCGTCACGCATCCCAAGCTGCTCGGTGATTATTTTGATAATCTTCTCTTCAATATTCATCGTGATTCCTCTGTATTAACTCGCCTAACAACTCGCACCACGCGGACCCTGTACCAGGGCCGGTGTGCTTATGGGTTAGGAGTACTTACCCAGTACCCATTCATCCCAGTTAAAATCACATCCATCATCACCCCGGCACAGCTCCGGTATCTGCCCGCATTTTGGGCAACACGGTTCGAGAATTTGTATCTTCGTCCCTGGCGGGAAATGCTTGGCATCGATTGTTAACGCCTCTATATAATCAGAGTCCATATCGCCGTCAGCGTGGGCGTTCCAACGAGGCCGTACCTGGTCACAATTTTCACCGGAATAAACGTCCGGAGACATTTCAGCCCACATAGTCTGGTGGTATTCCATCAGCGTACTCCTAACAACAAATTAAACCCGGACCCGGTGTCCGGGCCGGTTAATAGGGGGTTATGCAGCCAAGGTCATCTTGGTGTGGTGCTTGTCTAAAGGGGTAAAGTTCACGCGAATATCACCAATCTCGTGATCTGTCATTTGTTGCATCACGATGCCTCGATATTTATTGTGAATAACAACCTCTTCACCAGCTCGCAGCTTTTCAACTATTTCAAAAACGGTTGCCATGCCGTCGCTCCATAATCATTGGCCGCTTAACAACGGCTCTCAAATTGGACCCGCGATGCGGGCCATTTAGTGCGGGGTTATCTGCCTTGTGCATTGTTGATGATCGCAGCCCCTCCAATCACGCAGCCAGCGACCAAGATCCACCAGGGCAGGTCTTGCACAAATAGCTGCCCTTCGGTCAAATCAATCCCGGCAACTCGCCGGAAAATTACAACCAAGACCCCAAATGCAATGAGCAGCCATCCGATCGCTTTCAATATCCTGTTCTCCACATTTCACCTTCGGCAGATAACAACGGCTCTACCCCCTCGCTACCTTCTTCGGCTTGAACCAGCCGAGATAATTGATCTGCTCGATCTGCAGAGTTCCGTTTTTCCGCATCCATAACGGAAGCTCCTCAATGCTCCAGCAAGTTTGCTTGAGCGTTCTTTGATCGTTGATAAGCCGCTGATCGTCTATCCAGATGGTCATCACATGATCGGCGTACTGGCTATCACTGCCGCGATGAGGTCGGTACCGGAACCGAACAAGATAGTGATACCTGCGTCCGGTTATTCTGCTGAGAATGCTCATCCCGCCACCCACTGATAAATCCCATACCCGACACCGAACACCACCGCTACAACAATCACGATCGCGATGTAGGGCAGGGCGCGGAAGAATTTGTTGCCTGTCATGGTTGCATCTCCACCCATTTGCAAAAGCCATTCAGGATAGGCTGTACGTTTCTCTCATCAGCCCAGCCAGCGAAGCCGATAAAGCCATCTGGGTTGAAGCTCACCGCCTCACGATCATCGAAGTAAAACGCCTTGCAACGGATGGTTGCCCATATGCCGCGTTTATTGTCAGGCTTGAAAATAGGGCGCTGCTTGCACCGGAGTGAATCTCGAATCAGGCTCGATTCGACCATCTCCTGATTGATCAGATTGCGGAGCTGCTGCAGGTTATTGCGGGTCAAGTCGGCGTACTTTAGTCCAGCTTTATCGAACGCCGTCCGTGCTTCATCTCTGGTCACGACTGCACCTCCTTGGCTATATGTAAACGCCAGTTCTTCACTTGGGTGTTGGTGTATGTTATGACGTCACCCCAAATCCAGCGGTCGATGACGCCAGGCTCAAAAGTGACGCAATTCAGTACGCTTCCGCAAAACAGTTCAATATCAAGAGCGCCTTCACTGGTAGGGATATCTTCACTTTCGGTATCAATGACAGGCATCCAGTCCACCTGTGCCTTGACGAGCAGACGTACATTTTCGACAACCTCATCGATCTCAAACCCGTCCCGGCTGTTGCAGCCAACCATGTTCGCAATTCGGAAGATTCCACGCTCCCAGCGATCCTTTCGAACGATTTTGCCGTCTGCGCGAAACTCCAGGTCGTCCAGCTTGGCATCGCGGAACTCAGGCATCCGCAAGTCAAACTCGGTTACTTTTCGGCTTGTCACGACTGCATCCCCTTGGCAATAGCGATATCCTGAGCGGCTTTTAATATCTGAGTAGGACTGTTCAGCTTGCGGGTTCGGCGGAACTCGTAGCCTCCAAAATCGTCGGCGGACGGGGTATGAATGATGTCGGTGAAGTGGCTGTATACATTTGAGCGCAGGGCGCTCCAAGCATCCTCTTCTTCCCACTCAGGCTCTTCATAACCGCACTTGGCGCCAATCATTGCAGTGCCCGGCCAAACATTACTCGGCTGCCATAGAGCGACATGTCTCAAGCCATGTCTTGGCATGTAATACCTGGCTCCGCGTAATCCCCAAGTAGGGTATCGCGCAGCGTGTCGCTCCATGTGCTTCTGATCATGCCGGGTGCTGCTGGTGTAACATTCATCATCAGCAATGAAGATTTCACCGTGTGATTTAAGCACCTTCAGTATAGGGGCTGCGCGCTTGGAGAGCTTCTTCAGGATGCGTAGGTTCACGACTTTACCTCCTTGGCTTGTTGGTGGAGCTGGTCGATGTAGTGATCAGCAAACTGCACCCATGTTCGATGGACCTCTTCAGGCGCGGCCAGCTGGACACAGCCAGCTGACAGGCCGGCCGTTTCAAGTGCGGATTTCTTGAACCGCTGAATCACCTCGGCATCGTGGACGGAGAGCTGTTCAACACTGAACCGATAGTCGGAGGTATTAACGTCCTGCAAAATAGCCTTCAACTGATCGCGCTCTTGCAGGATCTCGATCAGCTGCTGCGGCTGCATGACCACAGGACAGACCAGTGTTTCCAGATTGTCATGATCGTCGCCGCCGTATATCCAGCAGTCCTCATTTCCAAACTGGCGGAATCGTTCGATCCGAAGCTGGCGGTTGTGCTGGTCCTCTCGTTCGGCCTCTTCGATAATCAGCCCGTTACGGCGCGTAAGTTTTTCTACATCGGCCTGAAGTCGCTCAATTTCCTCAGCTGCCAGCGCCACAGTAGTCGGCTCGTCTGTTTCTCCGGCTGCTGCCATGCGCTGTGCCAGTGCGTGCAGCTCTGCAATCAGGTCACTCATTGGCTTGCTCCTTCTGCTGGATCTCTTTCATGTGCTCATGACAGCATGCGCCATACCCCATCCAGAGTTGATTCGATGGGCGGCCGCATGGGCAAACAGGGAGGGGGTCTGCTTGGTTGGCGTCGTAGTAGGCTTGGGGATCATCTGACCACGGCTCGCTTTCATCAGGGATAAGGCCGGGACCAGCTAGGCCGTTATGTATCCATACCATTGCAGCCTCAGCGCCTTGGCCTCGCTGCCATTGAATCCATGCAGCTTGATTGGCTACAACCTGGTTGTGGATGATCTCTCCGAATCGTTTGTTGGTATCCGTCAGGCGTTCCACCTCGGCCTGCAGCTGCTCTCGATCCCGCAGCGCATCCAGTATCTCTTCAACGGTCATCGGCTGGCCGTCGCGCAGGATAGCAGCGCCGTCCTCGCAGATGCCTTCGGTGTATTCTGTGTCACTCATCCCCAGCACCTCCCGCGCACTCCCGGGCAAAGTCTTCTCCCATTTCTTCAGCCAGTGACTTGGTTTCAACGCCGTAGTTGTCGCGGACATGGTGGCGGGCAACCTGATATAGCTGTGCGATAGTCAGGTGGGGCGTATCAACAAACCCGGCTTCGTATGCGCCGACCGGGGTTGCTGCGAAATCCATTACAGCCTTTGCAGCCAATGCTTTGGCGAACCCATACACATACGGGGTCAGGTCTTCGCTGCCGTCCGACTGCTGCTTGAGCTTGAATCCGTTGGTCAGGGCCAGTTCTTTGATCTGTTCACGATGCATGGTTTTGCTCCTTGGCTTGTTTGTGGAGTTGTCGGGCCTTAACAAAGCAGTCATTTACTGCTGCGAGGTAGCCGCTCTGATACTCAAGACGACTGCTATCCGAGCGAGCGATAATTGCCAGCTCTCCAGCGAGCAGCTCAATCACCTCTGCATCATGCTCCATGCACAGCGCCTTGCCGTAAGCCAGCGCATCGCGCAGCCGCTCCAGCTCAGCCCGCATCGGCTCAATCACCACCAGCGCACGCTCCAACTCAACCTTTCGACCAATCAACCGAGCAATTAAAGGATCCATGTCGGTTATGCCTTCTGCCTGACGGGTGCCTATGCGCTTCTTTAGGTCTTCCAGGACGCCACGCATGCTGGCGATTTCAGTCACGATGTTCATCGTCCTCTCTCCTCTCAAACCCTGTGCATTTAACAATGGTCAGTTCTTCGCCGCGGTCGTGTTTCGCTGCCAGTGGCGGCATGGATTCAAAGTCTCGCCAGCTGCAGTCGGTGAGGCAGTGCTGGCACTGGGCGCACATGCCGCCCTTTGGGATATGGCTTATCTGGGTCATGCTGCTACTCCTTGTGCAATCTCGACGCGGTAGGGGTTATTTGCCTTGGCAATAGCCGCCATGGGCGGAGGGCTCACAGAGTTACCACACATATGAACCTGCTGCGCCTTGGTGAAAATGCGACCGTCGTGCCCACGGTTGATGATGTAATTGCTGGGGAATCCTTGGGCCGCATACAGCTCATGCGGTTGCAGCATGCGCAAGCCGATATCAACGATGACATAAGGCGAACCACTCACCCACACAGTCACCAGCGCAATACGGTCTTTCGTGGTCAGCGTGTGCAGCGGCTCTCGCAGGTCACCCCATTGCCCGCCACTGGCGTAATACCGCATCAGGAACGCAGCGCAACGCAAAGCGCCAGCTTCATCCTCGGGTGATAATTTGAGCTCGACCAGCGCTGACTTCCCGCCACCACCTGACGCCATGACAGTGGGTGCCGGCTCGTCAATGCTCGAACTGATCCCGGTACCGAACTGACGCGATAGGAACGCAGTCACAAGCTGCTGTTGACTCCCTGTATTCGTGATCGTCGTTACAGGCTCGGTCAGCGGCTTGCTGTGAGTTGTGTTGTATCCACCATTGGCCTGAGCGAGGAATGCAGTAGCCAGGGCAAACCGGTTTTCAGTTGTCTGGGTACGGAGAGGGTTAAAAATACTATGTGCGCGATTTCCTTTCGTCACCCCGCCATAGAATGGAGTGAGCACGGGAGAGCAGACAGCAAATGCCCCACCCTTTGGCCAACTGGTAATCGTGTTCAACGGCTGCTCTACCGGCTGCACTGAGTCACTGGACCAGTTGGCAATTGGCACGATGAACGGCTGAGCTCTATCGAGTACCTCGCGTTTAATCCCCTTTGCGATACGGCGCAGCGTGGCATCCGCCAACGGACGCTTCACGCCAAACTCTTTACCTTCGTTCTTCGTCAAGAAAATGGATGGACACGGAATACTCCAGTCTATGAAGTCGGCCGCTACACGCTCACGCTGCTGTTGTTTGGTTGGCTTCTTAGAGTGGGTAGGCTCTGGCCAAATAATCGGCCCACCGTCGCAGCGGGCGACCATGAACAGCCGCTGCCGGGTTGTTCCGGCACCGTAGTCGCAGGCTCTCAGCAATTCATGCTCAACATCATAACCAAGCGCTTGCAGCTGACCAATGAAACGTCTCCATGTACGTCCAGACCGCTTCTTGTCCGGTACCAGATACTGGTTATCACGAGGGACGCGCTCACCAGGCTCAGCAACTCGGTGAATGGATCGACCAGTATCGGGGCACTTAATCGCTTCCAGCGTCACAACCCGTCCTGTCTGCTTGCAGCGCTTGGCAACGAGTGGTCCCCACTGCCTGATTTGCTTCACGTTCTCCAAACTAATAACTCGAGGACGGACAATGCCGGCCCACTTCAGGACCACCCATGACAAATCCCGGATCTCCTTCTTACGAGGCTGCCCTCCAGCTGCTTGGCTGTGGTGCGTACAGTCTGGCGAGGCATGAAACCAGCCAACGCGACGGCCCGCGAGCACCATGACAGGGTCCACGTCCCACACATCGGTTTCAAAGTGCAGGCAACCCGGGTGGTTTACCTTGTGCATGCTGATTGCGTTTGGGTTGTGGTTGATGGCGATATGTATCGGACGCTCAAGCCCCATTTCCAGGCCGGTGCTTGCGCCACCGCCACCGGCGAACAGATCAACGTTGATATAATCGTCGTATTCGCTGAGCGGCAGGCCGTACTGGGTGGTGAAGTGGGTGTTGATGGCATTCATCCCCGCATCCTCATGTTGTGCTCATACCGCTGCGCGCACTCGGGGCCGCAGAACAGTCGAGCGCCATCAAGTTCATCGGCGCACCAGTGGCAGCAGCCGTCCGGGATTGGGCGCGGTGTAGTGTTGGCCTGCAGGTTCTGCAGTGAATGCTTGAGCTGCTGCTCGGCGTAGTCGTTGGCGATATCGGCTTCGTCTGCCATGTCATTTCTCCTTGTTGCTGAGTGAGGCACCTGCTGCTGCAGATGCCGTCAATACAAGTCGGGCAGGGCATCAGCCCAGTACTTTCCGGCGTCCGCTGTTGTCCAGAGGGCCTACCACACCGGCATGCTCCATGATGTCGACCAGCCGCGCGGCGCGGTTGTAACCAACCTTCAGTTCACGCTGCAGGGCAGAGATCGAGATGGTTCCGGTTTCGGTAGCAAAGGCCACGGCTTCGTCATAGAGATCATCGGAGGCAGAATCGAGCAGGTCCGGCTGGTCTTCCTGGGCGGTTGGCTTGTCGCTTTCTGATGCTGTGTAGCCGCCCAGACCCGGCAGGATGATCATCACCATTTTCGCCGGTGTTGTCGGCCAGCTCATGCGCACCACTGGGTGCGCCTTCCTGGTGAGCGTCACGCTCAATCTTCAGCTTGGCTTCGATGCCGCCCTTGAATACCACCTGGTCAACTTTGGCCAGCACGAACGGACGGTCATCCGCAGCGATGGTTTTCACGCAGCTGGTCACCAGCTCCTTGATTTGACGATCAATGGAGTCGATGAAGTCCTGTTGCTGCTCCTCGTTCATCTTCTGCCAGACGTTCGGCAGGGCCTTGCAGGTGTTGATCACCACGCCCATCAGGTCGGTGTGCATGGTGTGGGCGGATGTGCTGAATACGGTTTCATCAAAATCGATCATGGCTGCAGAGTTCATGAGATCATTCCTGTCTGTTGATGATTACTGCTTGCGGAAAATGGCACCGCCATAGGCGATGGCGATCAGTTCACCCGGTACCCAGATACCGAATGCTTCTGTCATGGCATTGGCTGACAGCTGGATGGCCTGTGTCTCAGCTTCTGCCTGAGTGCATTTGGCGATGGCGGCTGCGGCCGGGTTATCCAGTGGACCGTAGGCATGCCTTTGCGCAACCGATGTCGATGCGGATACAACAGATGCCGGTTCGGCTTGATAGGCAGGTTTGTTTGCGTATTGCTGAGGCGCTGACGATTGAGGTTCAGGCTGTGCCGTCTGCTGCTGGGCCTGCTGTTCCGCCTCCACTCGGCGGCGGTCTGCGTCAGCCTTGCGCTGTTGGACCTCTTCGGCACGGCGCTGCTCTTCTTCGAATCGCTTGCGGCTGCGTTCTTCGGCCACCTTCTGGCGCTCCAGCTCGGAGGCGATCATGGTTTGCAGGCGCTGGCCATACTCTTCGTCAGAGGCAAAAAGGAAGTTTTCAACGTGCGCCCGCGTCAGCGGTGCTGCCAGTCCGGCGCGGTAGCTGTCGTTCTCCAGCAGGTGCAGGCGGATCTGGGTCTGCTGCTGCAGGTTGCGATCAGCGTTGACGCGGATTGTCAGCTCCTGCTTGGGCTTGGCTGACAGTTTACCGGTCTTGGTCAGGGTGCTGAGGTTAACCAGATCATCAACCTGTGCGCGCCGGAATTCATCATCAACATTCTGCTCATTCCACATTGCAGACCGGGCTTGCTCCAGTGCCGTTTTGGCTTTGGCTCGCTCCTCGTCTTCAAACACTTTGACCTGGTCCAGAATGCGCTTGCGGCCATCTTTGCACATGGCTTCCAGAGACTTGACCTCGCCTTCGAACTGGCGGATGGACACTGTGGCCAGCTCAACAACTTCTCGACGGCGCTTGCTGAGCTCGGCAATGATCTTGTTTAGTTCTGTGGCCAGCTTCTTGGAGCTGGGTAGTGTGTCAGTCGTTACGATGACATCGTATTTCTCTAAACTGCTTTCCACCCAAGCGCGAACTTCTTCATAGTTGAAGGCAACAGTAGCGGGAGTGGCGTCGACACTGATCAGTGCAGTGGTTTCGGTTTCGGTTACGGGTGCGTTCATGCGTGTTCTCCAGTCAGGGCATTTTTCTTGGCCTGGTAGGCCCGCTTCACTTCAATCAGGTCAACTTCCGGGTGGTCTTCGGCAAACTCACCGATGTCCTGTCCCCACTGGCTGAGCTCTTCAATGCTGGTACATTCCTTCACGCCATCGATCATGGTCTGAATCGCGCTGGAGTAGTCCTGAGCTGGTTGCTGCTGGGGCTCACCAAAGTCCGGCATGCCTTGCTGAGGCTCTTGGGTGGGTTGCTGCACCAGTGCTGGTTCTGCATCGATCGGCGTGCGGGTCTTGTTCACCCGGTTCTTGAGCGATGAAGCCTGAGTGCCGGTTTCGACTGGGTTGATTTCACGCTCAACCGGGGTGCGATCGTGCAGCTCGTCTGGCGTGTAGACGCCCAATATCACGTCAGGGCAGTACATGCGCGCCCAATATTTCACCGCCAGGTATGCGGCCTGCTGCTTGGGGTTGGTCTTCCACAGCGGGCTGTTCTTGGTGGTGATGGTGTGCAGGTACACCGGCTCGCCCCAAGTTATATCGGTTTCACCGGCCAACACGGCGCCGGTACGCACCCAGGCATTCTTCTTGGACTCATTCAGCCAGTCACCGCCGTACTCGTACTTGAAGCGGCCCTGAATGGCGCGGGAAGAGCTGATCACCGCATTGACCAGCTGCGCCTCATAACCCAGAGTGCCGTTGACCAGATGCGTCTTCTGCGCCACAGCGAATGGGTTCATGCCCCACTGTGCAGCCTGCATGGTCACCGCCATGCAATCGCCCATGCTGCCTTGCAGGTGCTTGGGCACGGTGGAGCGGCCAGTGGACATCACTTCGGCAAACTTCTGGATCTGGCCCATGATCTGGGGCGACATCAGCATATTGGCCGTGTGCGTGGCGTAAGGGGCCTGCATGTCTGGCTGGTAGTCAGCAACGGCCTGTGGCTGCTGGTAGGCCTGCATGGTGTTCTGGTTCATGAAAGTCTCCGTTCATCATTGCGAACCGCCCAGCCCGGACGTTCCAGGCGGCGGATGTGTACCCAGTCATCGTTAACGCGGCACTGGTGATAGGTTTCGAGGGCTTCGCGGTACAGCTCATGGCCGCGGCGCACCCAGTCAGGATCGAGATCAACAACATCCACGGCGTAGCGACCGGCGCTGACGCTGGAGCTGACCGCCAGGAACAGGAGCTGCGGCTCCACGCCGAAATGCTGCTTGTAGCCCTCGCAGTACATGGCGTGCTGGACGTGGTAGCGAAACTCTTCAACGTGTTTCTCGAACCGGTCCAGCCCATCTACTTTCTTCACATCCACGATGATGTGGTGGTCGATCAGGATGCGGTCAGGACGCACCCGGCACAGCTCGCCGGTCTGCTCATCGGTCCAGTAGATGGACGCCTCGTTCATGCCCTGCTGTTCGAAGATCCAGCGGGCTGTCGGGTGGGCCTGAACGCTGTCGAGCATGATCTGCAGCTGACGCCACTCGTCGGCAGTCATGATGATCTTGTCGTCATGCTCAACCTGGAACGCTTCCCACTCGGCCTTGCCGTCATTGGTGCGGCGGTTGAACTCTGGTGACACGATGAATTGCTTGTCGAATTCGTGCGGCTCCAGAAGCAAGCAGTGCAGGGCGGTACCGAAGTCCAGCGCTTTGGTCTTCACCTCATCCACTGGGGCCGCTTTTGACCAGGGCAGGGAGGAGGGGCAGTGCGCGACCAGGTCCAGACCGCTCTTGCTGATGCCGGGGCCAGAGTGGTATTCGGCATTGCTCAGGCCGGTAAAGAAGCCAGGGCCGTGGATCACTGGTGCGTCGTTCGGCTGCAGCTGCAGATCGAAAGGGTTGGCCGGCGCATTCATGCTGCTTGCTCCAGTTCGCGGATCTTCTGTGCAGCCAGGAACAGTGCAACGCCACGCTTCTTGGCGGCCGCCAGTGCCACTGGATCGGGCTGAGAAATATCCACTTCGATCTCAGCCAGCGGGATCATGCCCAGCCGGATTTCGTCCGGTTCAATCGGGAATACTCGGTAGCTCACGGTTTCGGTATCACCGATTGCCCAGGTATAGGCGTATAGGGTCAGCGTTTTCATGAGGGCTCCTTGATTGAACGGGGGTGGCGTAGCGCAGGCAGAAAATCAGCCAGCGTGTAGGGCACTGGCGCTGTTGCCAGCTCGATGGCGGTGGCCAATGTTGCGTTGAAGTTGCTTTCGTTGGCTGAAGCAACCGCCTTGATGGCTGAACGTAAGCGATAGTTCTCGTCCGCAATCACCTTCATCTTGCTCATGGCTTTATCGAGCAGCTCGGTATCAGTTATTGGCCGGGGCTTGCAGGCCGGGTTGGGTACAAGCTCCACGGCCTCAGCTGCATGTTTTTCGGTGCTGTCCAGCATCACCATTCCTCCATCATCATTTTCAAAACTGGCCGTATTGGCTCGCGCTTGAACACAGCCCGCAGGCAGAAGCCAGCAGTGACCATTACCCAGCCCGCGACGAATATGCTGATCAAACCCACCAGCATCAGATACAACTGGAACACCGCTTCGATAGTGCTCATGCCAGTACACCCAGATGAGTGGTTGATGGCACCAGTCCGTCCGGGCCGCTGCCGATCTCGCACAGCTCGTCACGGCGGGTGCGGCCAGTTCGGGCGGTGATGCGTGCCTGGGCACGTGGGCGTAGTACATCGTCATTGCCGGACCCCGCGGCACCGAACAGCGCCACAACGATCAGCAGCAGCTGCAGGCGGTGCAGGGCGCCGACTTCGATCATCTTGTTGATCGCCACCACCACGTCACTGCAGTCGAGCTTGAAGTACAGGGCCTGCCAGTACTGGTAGACGGTGTTCTTCGAGCAGTGCAGCTCTCTGCCGGCATCGGCAGCATTGAGGCCATTGGCCCGGCACACGGCTGCACGGACTTCACCCGGCGTCAGCTTGCGGCCTGACTCCAGCAGGGTTGGGATGCCCTCCCAGTGGCCGAGGGCGTAGCCGTGTTCGGTGCGTGTGATCATGGTGGGTGCTCCGATGTGTTGTCTTGATACAAACTTACCCAAGGGTAATTAAATTATCAATACCAAAAGGTAAATATTTTTGAGAGTGAAGCGTACCTATGCCACTTTCCTGATGAAGGGTTGTTCGGTAGGGCTGAAGGCGCACAGCATGAAGCACGCGCACTGCGTGCCATTGATGGGAGGTAAAGCCTCAGTCGGCGCAATCGTCTATACTGTGACGACTACCTTCCATCCGGTGGGTGTGCGGTTTTTAAGCAGAGCAACTCGGGCAGCAAATATGGGCAATCACCTGTTACACGGCGTTCAACTGATGATGCAGACGGTTTCGGCGCTGGAGCCGGTTGTTCTTGATGGCAATGCCGACCATATTGCAGCGGCAGCCCAGGCCGGTATTGAGGCGGTTGATAGGGTGATCGAGTCGCTTGATAACGTGATCATGCCCTTGAAACAAGAAGTCGACTCTGTTCTGACGCTGCAGATTGAATTTGAGGTGGATGCTGCGCGGGAAACGTTTGAGTTGTTCGATACCATGGACCAGATGATCACCGGCATGTCAGCGTATTTGCGGTTTCATTTGGCTCATTCGGTTGAGGACAACGCAGAGCTGGGGCAGTGGCAGGCTCCGCTGGCCGGTGCTTATCGACGTGCGATCCAGCAACTGGATGATGCGCACAGGATGTGTAATGCCCTGCTTGTTCATGTGCGTCAGTTCATCCCTGCCGAAAGAGTGGTTGGCCGTTTCAACCTCAGCGCACAGCAATTGAGGGCCACCACCGCTCATGGCAACCGACTGCTGCGTGAGCGCAGCATTGACGAGCTTTCGCAGTTCACTGAGTAGCCATGCGAGTATTCAAATCAGGGATGATTCGAGAACAGCTCAGCGCCGAAGCGCTGGATGCGCTTGAGTATGACTTCCGCAGTTACAAAACAACGGGCATCGCACCTATTGGCTTTGGCCGCGATGCGCCATATGACCACCCAAGCACACCCAGAATCCTGTTACTTGAAGACGTCAGGCACATTCACCTGAAACAGGCAGGCGGCTGGCCGGAAAGGCTCATTCAGTACAAGCGCACCAGTGATGACCACCTCGTTTACTGCACGGGCTCGCTACAGACGGATGTGTTTTTGCTCATCGGTCTCTTGAGTCCTGACGCGCACGACCAGATCAAAGACTTCTCTGTAGCGCTCAAACTGGGTGAGATAGCGGAGCGCTTCAGGCAACAGTTTTGATACCGATGACTGGCTGGTGCGCGTGCTGGGCAAGGATGCGGTAATGGGGATGGAGCTGGTGTTGTAGGGAGTATTGCTGAACCAGCCAATAAAAAGCCCCGCAGATGCGGGGCTTGGTTTAGTGTGACGTTGATAACAGTCTTAAGGAAGCCTCGGCCAGAAACTGGGATCGGCTTTTAAAGAGTTTGTTTTCGCTCACTGCTTTATCGATTTTAGTTACAAGTAAATGGGGCAAAGTAATATTAAGCCGGTCTACCTGGCCCATATACTTGGTCAGATCGACATCGATCATAAACCATACGCCTCCACTATACTCCTCCTGATGGGTTAGCTCGTCCAGTCGACTGGCCTGGGGGATTTCATCCCCGTCTTCGACCAGGGTTTCCAGTTGCAGGTCGATCGCTTCGGCTACGTTACCGATTGCTTCTTCCAATGTATCGCCTGCTGAAAAACAACCTGGGAGATCCGGCACAGTCACACCGTATGCGCTATCTCCCTCTTGATGAATCACCACGGGATACAGCATCTTCTTCACCTTCATGCATTCTAATGTAGTTGCCAGCCTTATTATCCGTTCAGTTCTGAAAGCTGCCGGGCTACTTCAGCCCGGCTTGCTTCAAGATACTGGCAACAGTTTTGGATGGCAGATCCTTTTTCGGGTGAGGCAAGGTAACCTTGCCTTCTTTTTCGGGGTGCTTCAGCTGGTGATGCGACCCCCGCACCTTGTGGATGTACCATCCATCTTCTTCCAGCATCTTCAGTAGTTCGCGACTGTTCATCAGTCGGCTCCTCTGTAGATGCGTTGAATCAATAATACACACTGTACACACTCATTGCAAGATTCAATGTGTATGGTGTGTATTAGGTTTGCAGGACGCGGTCTTGTCCAGGCCATAAGGGGTAACAATTGGCGATTTTTTTGGCACTATGTGCTAACCTCAATTTATGGTTTAACTGGATATATATACATGGGTTTGGTATGGGTACTAAGTCAAAGATTGAATGGACTGAGCAGACATGGAACCCCGTAACAGGCTGTACCAAGGTCTCACCAGGCTGTAAGCATTGTTACGCTGAGGTGATGGCCCATCGCTTGCAGGCAATGGGAGCTGCTGGTTACGAGAATGGTTTCAAGCTTACTTTGATGCCTGATCGCCTGTCGCAGCCGTTAAAGCGTCAAAAGCCCACTATGTATTTCGTAAACTCTATGAGCGACTTGTTTCACGAAGACGTTCCATTTGAATACATAGACCGTGTTTTTGAAACTATTCGCCAGACCCCACGGCATACTTATCAACTCCTGACAAAGCGTGCTGACCGCCTTGCTGATTACTTTTCAAGCCGCGTCAATGTGCCCGGAAATGCATGGATCGGCGTGTCTGTGGAAGACAAGCAGTATGGCGTTCCGCGGATTGATGCGCTTCGCCAGGTTGACGCTGAGATACGTTTCCTCTCTGTTGAGCCATTGCTTGAAGATATTGGTGAAATCGACTTGACCAATATCCATTGGGTTATTGTCGGCGGAGAGTCAGGAAAAGGTGCTCGCCCCATGAAACAAGAATGGGTCGAGCGTATTCGTATTCAGTGTGAAAAAGCAGGTGTCGCCTTTTTCTTTAAACAGTGGGGTGGCTGGGGCGCAGATGGAGTTAAGCGCTCCAAGAAAGTTAATGGCCGAGAATTGAACGGCCGAATTTATGATGAGATTCCTATGTCAGAAGTGCTTTCCTGACTCCAGTATAGAGCCTTTTGGCTAGACCGAACGCTTTTGGCTGGTCATTAGAAATAGCAAAGTAAAGGGAAAAATGGGGCACTCCGCGGTTATTATTTAAGCGTATAGGTGCCTCAACATAAGGAAACATCTCCCGAAGACGATTCGTAACGTAACTCTCTAATCCATTCACATCTAATTCCCGTGTCTCGTCTTCTTGGTGTTCATCAAATAGATCAAGGGCCATTGGCTCGGGGCTGCTGTAAAAAACATCAAGCCATTGATCGTTACCTAATATGCGTGAAACAGCTTGTATTTTTCCATCATCAAGCTTGCTTTTCTTTGTGGCGGCATTTCTGAACAGGCCAGAAAGTGGGAAAAGGAACCAGACATCGATTGCGCGAGTATTGCGAATTGCTTCCAGAGTGCTCCACTCGAGCTCCATACCGTATGGGTCCAAAAAGAGAACTGCTCTATTGTATCGCCAATCAATGGAGTTGCAGAGTTTTCTAACTTCCTCGTTAGCATCTCCGAGGTATAAATCGATTTTTTTCTCTGGATTATTATCCCGAATACTTTCTAAAGCTTGGAAGTGTGATTTTTTTAACTCTATAAAATGATAATGATGGAATCTTTCCTTCAGTGCGATTTTCACTGATCCTTCCATCTGTACTACTTCTTCGTCTTCAGTAAAAAGGTCGGCTTCTTTTTTAAATGATTGATTACCTGTTCCTGCAAAACTATCAATATAGTGAAGTGTTAGCCTTTGGTTTTTCATTGCAGTTGTGTAGCACTGAATATAGGCTTGGAGGAGGTCCAGCTTTGTTCTAGTCCATCCCCCACCAAAGAAGTGATCACTCATAAACAGTCCTTTTGTCCTTGAGCGCGACTTCCTACTGCGCTAATTGATGTCAATACTCTGATTAAAGATTCCGCGAAACCAGCTTCTTAACCTCAGCAATCACCCGCAGCTGCTGGGCGTTGTGCGCCGACACCACTTCATCGGTATAGGCCGGATCGTCTTTGTTGTCGCTGGAGATCAGCCAGCTGCCGTCCATCTTCTTGGTGAAGCGCTTTACCTTCAGCTCACCATCAAACTCAAATGCATAGATCTTGCCGCTGATCAGGCGGGGCACGTAGGTATCAGCCAGCACCTCATCACCATCCCAGAGCGTTGACCACATGGAGTCACCGCGAATCTTGATGATGCGTGCATTACTCGGCTGGATGTTGAGGGCGGTCAGGTCAGAGTGGCTGATGTCCTTGAAGCCATCCACGAAGTCTTCCAGCTTCTCAGCTGCCGCACCTTGGCCGGCTGAAAATGCCTGGTCCATGATCGGTACTTGGGCTGTCATCCATTCGGGCGCCACGTTCACGCCAAGCTGGGTGTGGTTTTCTTTGGGTGCCGGAATCATTGGCTCAATTCCATATTCTAGCCATTCAGCCCTTATACCGTAACGGGTAGCAATCGTCACGATCTTGTCGTGCTCAGGCATGGCATCGCCGTTAAGCCACTTGTTCGCGCCTTTTGTTGTAACGCCGCAAAGGGTGGCAAGAACACTGCCGGCGCCATGACGCGCCTGGCCGCTCTTCTTCAATGCTTCGCTTAACCGGGCAGCGAATTCCGAACGATGATCACCAGCCTGCATATCTCTGACCTGTTGAACTATTGGTTCAATTGTCGCAAGGGCTTGCATGGGCAATCAGCTCCTTGCTTGTGTGATTGGGCCGAGCTTGCTGTCGGCAAGTCTATGAGCGATCTGCTCAAGCATGATCAGGTCGGCTTCTGATAAATCACCACTGGTGGCGGCAGTTGCGATCTGCTCCAAAGCGGATCGTGAGCGAGGGGTGGTAGATGCCATCCAGTTGTCGATTTCTGCGCCTAGCTGGGTCCGCCTACCTGATGATAGCGAGCCACTTTTCATACACATATGGCCCGTTAGCAGTCTGTCCACGGACCAATCGAACACCTGCGCAATGTGAGTATATTCATTCGCCGGGATGCCGCGCCTCCACCAGTTCATGAGCCGTTGTTCGGAATAGTTGCCAAGCTCTCTAGCCAAGTCAGCACGGGACCATCCACGAGCAATGAGCTCTACGTCTATTCGTTTGATAATGTCCTGATGTAGCTGGTCGCCACGGTTTAGAAGCTGTGAGCCAACAATCATCGGGCCTTTGCCGGTCACCAACCAGTCAAGACTGCTTTCGAATTCGTCCGCTATGGCGGCCAAGTGCTCGTTCTTGATGTTTGACGTCTCGCCTGTAAACCATTGGCTCACAGCCTGGTGGCTGATGCCGCATGTGCGTTGAAGGGCGCTTCTCGCACCTCTTTTTGGGATATTGTGATGCGCGAGCAGTGCCTGAATCCTATCTATAACGGTCATGCGGTCAGACTGGTCTTCATGGTGCTTCGCTTTGCTCGCCATGCATTCAATCTCCATGGCCAGTGCTGGGCTAAATTGCGCCACATCAACATCCAAAAGACTTGCAAACTCTGCTGCAATTTTGGCATTGAGCTTGTTGTAGCCGTTGAGGTAGTGACTAACGGCGCTTTGGCCAATACTCATTGCGTCTGCCAATAACGCTTGGTTGAGCCCTAGCTCAGCCTTCTTGCTGTTCCAGATTTCCTTGAGCCTGTCATTGTCGACTCTCTCTTCAGCGGTTAGCGGCGGTTTGCTTCTGGCCATGTGTCTTTCGCTATAGTTTCCTGGCATTCCATACCATCAGCACTTTTGCCTGAATAGTGATATCGGCTGCATTCACTTCTTGGTTTTCATGGCTTGGGTTGTCGCTGATCATTTTGAACGTATCAGCAGACGCCATTTGCAGGCGCTTGATGTAGAGCATGTCGTTCCAAGTCAGCAGGTACACGCCATCGCCTATGAAGGTCTGCACACCGCGATCTATGATGACCGGATCGCCATCGTTGATGGTGCCTTCCATGCTTTGACCCCAGCCAGTGATAACCGCCAGGTGCTTTGCGCCGGAGTAACGAAGCCCTTGATTCTTCAGGTACTGCTTGTGCAGGGTCAGGTGCCGAACAGTCTCGACATAGTCTGATGCAACCTGTCCGGGACCCATGGCCGCACGTACATCAAACTGAGGGATAGTGATCTCCTCATCACTTAGGCGGCCCTTGGGCGTGAAATCTGCGGATATTACGTTGCCCTGATTGCTAAGGTGCTCCTTGCTTAGATCTTTTTTGAGCAGGTCCGTAGGCTCTGATATGCCGAAAAGATCGGCGATCTTCTGCAGGTTCTCTATACGAGGGTACCGGCTCTCACCCTCAAGGATCCGGTGCAAAGTAGCTTGGTTGAGCTTTGCGCGCTCTGCTGCCTGGGTAAAGCTGGTGATACCGGCTTTTTCCATCAGGTAGGTCACGTTCTGTTTTATCAGGCTTTTATGCGTATTAGCTGCGGCTGGATCAAATGATTCAGAACTGAATGAGTACCTTTCAAACCCAAAGGTATTCTCGATTAGTTCAGCGAAATCCTCGCCTATGGTTTTTGAGCCTTTCTTGGATGGGTCCGCTATGCATCTGGAGATGTAATCCGGTTGCTTGCCGACGATTGAGGCAAAGCGCGCTTGAGCCCCACGCTCCCCGTTGTAGAGGTGTGCCAGCAACGCCTTCATGTTCTGTCTTCTTATTTCGCGCTTATCCATATTGGCAGTTTCTTATGAGGTTACTTATAGGTAAATGTCCTGTTGGTATTGAATTACGTTTACCATCTGGTAATCTAATATCAGGCATTGCAACTGGAGCATGATCAGATGAGAAACGACGCCTTGCTTAAGTGGCTGAAAGCAGCAACCGACGAGCAGGTCCAAAAAACCGGAACAACGCGTGGCTACCTTCGCCAGATTGCCTATGGGAACAAAGTCGCATCGCCTGAAATAGCGGCACGAGTTGAGCGAGAGACGGATTGTTGCGTTACGCGTCAACAGCTTCGCCCTGATGATTGGGCGGTAATTTGGCCCGAACTCTCAGCCGCATGACTCCCGATCTGGACCCAGTATCGCTGTTCGGGTCGGTAATTTTTATCTGTTGGCTGGGGTGTGGATCCATACAGTGGCGCTGAGCCTTGACCGGCTTCTCCCTTTCGCCGGTCCTTTTTAAAGCTTCTGCGTGCGGGTGCTTCAAAAAGCAATCATGAGGGTAGAGCTGTGAACGCAATCGATATCGATGCAGCAAAGCGGGATGTGGCTGAGGCCAAGAAGATTCTTCAGATCGCAGAGGCGCGAATCGCCCGACTGGAGAGCAAAGAGAGCGAGGCGTTGCTGGCTGAAACACGAGTATTTCAGGAACACGAAATCGCAAAGCTTTATTCAGCTGGAGTGATTGAGAGCGCTGAAGAGCTCACGGAAGTCCAGATCGATGCGGCGATCAACACAAAGCTGTTCTGGTATGCCTTTGAGATCAAAAAAATGTCGGGGAGGTCGCTGGCTGATTGCGTCAATGAGGTGGTGGCAGGGATACGCGAGATGCAGAGCGTGTGTGGTCCTCACAATTTGGGGCAGGACAAATGAATAGAAAACCACTGGTAATGCGCATGAACTTCAGACTGCTGGCGCGACTGCTGCTGTGGCTGGGGATTGTGCTCTGCGCCATTTCTGGGCTGGCCCTGAGTGCAGTGGTGGTAACCACAGGCCAGACAGTATGGGTGTTCGTGCTGCTGGCGCTGATTGCTTTCTTTAACGGCGTTGCCGCACTGGCTTTGGGGCTCCAATACCTGAAACAGGCGGTGCTCAAGGAAAACTGCGGCCCGCATAGCCAAATCTCGATTCTGCCACGGTTTCAACTGAAAGAGCCGCCTTCATTCAATAACCGTTTCTTGGCCGCCATGATCATTACCGTTCAGGGCAGCGCCGGGCGCGGCACTCAGCGCAACCTGATGTGGCCACGCACCGAGTTCCAAGAGGATGAAACGCAGATAGAGGCCCGCGAGCTGGTTACCGACTGTCTCCGTAGTCTTCTGCAAGCAGCGCTGCCTCCTCAGGAGATTCACCGCATTTGGACAGCCTCAATCGAGCGCCAGACGGAAGAACTTCAGCTACGTAGTGATACCAACCATTCTCCAAATAAATGATATCGCCGACGTTTACAGGTGAGTCGGATGTGTAGTGCGAAGGGTTTGAGTCGTCGCCATCGTGCTTGAAGTAGAGCGAGTACCGATAGGACATGAATTGCACCGTGCTGGTTGTTGTGTAGGAACTCCAAACCTATCACGGGAATCCCGGCGCCGTCAGTGGGTTATCTGGCGGTCTCTTCACAGCGCCTTGTGACAGGGCTCTCTGAAGAGCTGACAGGAGATCCAGCTTAGCCCGGTGGGATTGCCGGGCGCACTAAATGCATGTGAGCGACCCGGCAGCAGGGGAAATATGCTGACTGGCGAATAGCTGTGAAGTCGGTGGCCAGATATGAAACAACCAGGCAGCAGCAGATCGACGGGGTTTCATTCCTTTAACCGGGCGGTCTCCTGAAAACACGGGGTCATACAGCTGCAGCGGGGCAGCGCCTTGAGTCAGTAAGGTCGCGGACAGCCCGGAAAGACGGGCAACAACCGAACAGCATCTTCGGCCGCTGGGTTTTTATCCTGTCCCGTAGGCAGGGAGTGAGGGTGCTGTTCAGTTGCGATCTGGATTACGTCCAGCTCCAGTTGGATGTTGATGTTGGGGCTGGATGGACCAAAGCCGAGCAGGACTGAGAGCAGTACAACTGTATTCAGTGTTGTGTGGCGGTGAGGCTGATTGGCCATGTGGCGCTCCTTGATAGCGGTTGGATAACAAAACGGTATCAAGAAAGGGCAAAAGGGCAGTAGCACTCCGCCTTGTATAGAGCGGCTATACACAGAGTCGAGAGCGGCAACAGTTGAAAGGGTGATCGGGAGTAGGTGGATGCCGGGCATTTTTATATCGGAGGAGGAGATGGAGGCCCTGATGGGTATTCCTGCACTGGCTCAGCGCCTATACGTGTTCGCCATCCGTAAATCCATGACATTCGAAACCGGAATGGTCGGCGTTGCTACCCCGATCAGCTGGCATGGGCTTGCGCGTGAGCTCAGGGTGGAGTCTGCCCCAGGCATCAAAGAAGACCTGCCCGGTAAACAACAGGTGAGGCGAGCCGCCCAGCACTTGGTCAAACAGGGGCTGATCATAGAGCGAAGTGAAGGGTTGCGTCTGATGTTTGAGTGCCCACTGGCGCGGTTGTCTACGTCTGTCCAGAAAAAAGCCGACACTAAGCCGACACACCTACCCGACCCAGTTTCAGACATGGCTGAAACCGAAAAACATTCGGTAAAACAGCAAGTTGAAGTTATGTCATACGACGAACCCGACACAGAAGCCGACATATTCAAATCTGATAAGCCGACACATGTCAGAGGGTCAGAGATTACAACAACATCATCACACGCGCAGGGAGCACAACACGATGGTCGGTCCTTCGCCATGACCTGGGATTGGTACCCCAGTGAGAGTGTCATCAGGCACTGCCGTGCAATGAGAGTGAATTGGGCAGGCCTGACACCTCAGCAACGTGATGCTCTGATCGACGAACTCAGGAGCTATTGGGTCACGCAGCCCACTCGGCTCCACACGCAGGACCAATGGGACAGGAAACTTGCTCAGCAAGCTGTCAAGAAACGACGGGGAGGATCCGCCAGTGAAACCAGTCAGTCAGTTACTCACGGACCCGGCAAACCACTCAGCGCTGTCGACCGAGTCCGACAAGCGAATCGAGACCGTTATGAGCCATACCCAGGGGGGCAGATCATTGACGTTAACTGATCACGATATGGGCGTTTTCTGGGAGCGCATGACGCAAATGTTCGGCCATCGCTGGGTGAGTGCCTATGGCTCATCTGACAGCGATAACGTCTGGCTGGCATGTCTGGATGGATTGAACCCTAAGCAGTTGCGTTCCGGTATGCGGGCAGTTGCTCGAAGCGGTGATGCATGGCCACCGACTGCGCCACAGTTTCGAAAGCTGTGCGAGAACGCCACCCTGACTGATCACGGCTTGCCAGATCCTGAGCGCGCATACCGAGAAGTTGCCAGCAATGCTCACAACCCGAGTCGGGCTAGCTGGAGCCATCCAGCGGTGTATGTCGCTGGCCGAGAAACTGGCTGGTTCGACCTGCGTCATGCCGAGATGGGTGGCCGAATCGAGCAACGCTTCCGTCGTAACTACGAGATTGCCACGCGCCGAGTATTGGCCGGTGAACAGCTGGATGTAGAGATTCCGGTTGCTTTGGAGGATACACGCGGTCGTCGGCGTCCCCTGACTGAGAAAGACCGGACAGCAGGGCGTAATGCGCTGGCTCAGCTGAGAGGGATGGTGTGATGGGTATGTCTGAATCACAGGTCGTGATTACGTCACCTGACTCTCTTCGCGATCGCATGATGCGTGTTTGGGAGCTGGTTAACCAGGCGGTGAGGGCTGGTGGCTCCGTGGCGGTGACGATCGGTAAGCCGAACAAGTCACGGGACCAGGAACGAAAGTATCACGCCATGATCGGTGATATCGCCAAGCAGGTGACGTTCTATGGCACCAAACGACACAGCGCCGAGGTTTGGAAGGCCCTACTAGTTGAGATGTTCGAGCGCGAACGTCAGGCCATGGGTGAGCCACTGCGCAAGCCTGGACGCTTGGTTCCGAGTCTTGATGGTGAGCGGATGGTGTCTCTGCGGCCATCGACCCGGGACTTCAGTGTGCAGGAAGGGCGCGACTTCATCGAGTTCCTGTATGCCCAAGGTGTGGAGATGGGTGTGGATTGGAGTGAGCCGGCTTTGAGGGTGTATGAGCAGTACAGGGAGGTGCAGTCGTGATCGAGTTCATCGTTCCCGGCAACCCGCAGGGCAAAGGTCGTCCGCGTGTGGGGCGTGTTGGTGGTCATGCCCGAATGTTCACCCCGCAGAAGACCGTTGCATATGAAAGCCTGATTGCACTGGCTGCACAGCAGGTTATGGAGAGGGGCAGCATCCAACCACTGCAAGGCCCCGTGCTGCTGCAGATGACCATGCTGCATGCGGTACCGAAGTCCTGGTCGAAGAAGAAGCGCGAGAAGGCGCTGACCGGTTACATCATGCCGACGGTGAAGTGTGACGCGGATAACTGCCTGAAGGCGGTGTGTGATGCGCTTAACGGTGTGGCCTGGCGGGATGATACGCAGGTGGTGGATGTGTTTTTGACCAAGCGATATGCCGAGGATCCGCAGGTGCGGGTGAAGATCACGCCGGTGGATGCTGAGTCGGCGCAGGGGAAGGGGGGAGAGGATGGCAGTAGATAAGGAAATGCGTAAGCGGATCGATAACCTGCTGGCGGTGTACCTGAACCATCTGGAGCAGCACCAGGCAGGGTGGCACTCGGAAAACGATTTGCAGCGACTGGCGAAGTGGAAAGGGGATTTGCCGCCTCCCTCAGGCATGGATACGTCGAATGACTTTATGATTGGCGCGGTGAGTATGACGCGGGCTCAGCATGCGAAGCTTGTGGTGGTGCAGCACTTGATCGGAAAGCCGCAGCTGTGTGGCGACTGTGGAACAGGGAGTGAGGTGCTCTGTATCAGCTGTTCAGGCCTTAGGGTGAAGCTGGTAAAGGGCATTCTCAAACAGGAGCACGCCATGACGTTGCTGGCTGAACGGTATTGGTCAAATGAGCCTGCTCATGTGGTGTGTGGGCGGTTGGGCCTGACCAAGAAACAGTACGAAGGGCGCCTGGCGAAAGGTAGGGATGAGATGGGACGTGAGCTTGGGTATTACGACCAAGTACGGGCTCTGGTGATCCAAGCAGAGGGGATCAGGATAGAAAACGCGTACAACGGTGTGATTTCTAGCAAAGTGGGTTAGAGTATTAGTACATGGAGAACCAATAGATTATTGTAAACTTATATCGAGTTGGATATAGTGCAGACCGTTGAGATACATGACCACGCCAAGGACGACATTCGAAGCATCATTGCGGTCGATCGTCCAGGGGCTTTGAAAGTTCTTGCATTGTTTGAGGACATGCAGACTGACGCCGAGCTTCAAGAACGACTGCTCGATAGAAAAACTGATGACTATGAAGAGACGGTCGATGTTATGCGGTGGGTGGAGCAATTTCGCCAGGGTAATGACCTTTACCGTATAAAAATATGGGAGCCTGATAGGGCTCGAGCTCTTCCATACCGAGTGATCTATGCATATTTGCCTCTAGACCGTATTGCAAACTTCGTAGTGCTTGGTGTCATCCACAGAAAGGATTTCAACTATGAGCCAGACCACAGCTTCACAAAACGTATTCTGCACGATTATCACGACCTCGCAGTATAAGTTCGACAACAGCGTTTCTACACGTAGCTCTCCTGATAGCGAAAAGATTCGCCCAAATGCTCGAGAGTTCCTGCCAGCGCGCGAGAACATATCATCGATTGATAGCTTCATAAGTGATTTGCTTGCTGAGGATCCTAGTCTGCATGCTGAAATGCAGGAGGCTCGCTCGTGGGTGGGTGAGCAGTACTTTGGCGATAAGCAAAGTCTTAAAGCGCTGCGACTAAAAGCAGGCCTATCACAAATTGAGCTAGCCAAAAAACTAGAGACTAGCCAACCTCAAGTAGCAAAACTGGAAAAAGGTGAGGTAGACCCTCGTCTTTCCACAGTTCAGCGTTTGTCAGCTGTGCTTGGTGTTTCAATAGGTGAAGTAGCTGCGGCGATGGATGGAAGTAAAAATGGATGATATTAGTTTATACGGCCTGTTTTGTGACGACATTAGGCAAGAGATTAGTGGCAAAGTATCACTGATCGGCATGTATGGTACGCATATGTATGTGCCAGTAATGCCGATAAAGTTGCCGAAGCTATGCGTCCACTTCTCCTTGAGGTTCCCTCTTGTGCACAAGCCTGTAGACATCGCTGTTACTGTTAAGAATGGTGATAGGCAAATTCATGAAGTAAAAGTAGAAGGGTATCAAAACGGGGAATCCATAGAGGGGGCGATGCAGGAGCTCAACGGTGGCTTCGACATGCCATTCTTGGAAATTGATGAGCCCACAACCTTGATTGTCACTGCTTCAGTGGATGGGGTTGAGGTTACAGGACCTTGTTTAGCAATCGGAGAAGATCCGAGCTCGAAACAGGATTAAGATAGAATTGAAGAGCTTGAGCTTGTGTCTTGGTAACTGTTAATTTACACAGTATTTCCTTGCAATCTACAGTGAGCACAGCTACAGTTTCTTCACACTGGTCACACTGGTCACACTGGTCACACTGGTCACACTGGTCACACTGGTCACACTGGTCACACTGGTCACACTGGTCACACTGGTCACACTGGTCACACTGGTCACACTGGTCACACTGGTCACAATCGACAGCAAGCCTCGCAATCGCGGGGCTTTTTTGTGTCCGAAATTCCTCGCCGTGAGGTGACACGCTACCGCTGTGAAGCGGCAGGCACCCGAACCCGGCGGATAACCCGGGTACCCCAATTTCTTCTAGCCGTTCGTGAGAATCGCTATGCCTTCCCAATATGATCAGCTGATCCAGCAGGCAGCAGAGACGCATTTGCCTGGTGTTGATTGGCGCCTCATCAAAGCGCAGTACATGGCAGAGTCCCGGCTTGACCCGAATGCGGTGTCACCGGCTGGGGCTCAGGGTATCGCGCAGTTCATGCCAGGCACTTGGGCTGATGTTGCCAAGGAGCTTGGATACCCGGCTGATATCACCCCCTTCGATCCAGAGGCGGCCATCCCGGCAGGTGCCTACTACATGGCGAAACTGCTGAATGGGTGGACTGCACCGCGACCAGAAATCGATCGCTACTGTTTGGCTTTGGCCAGTTACAACGCCGGCTATGGTCACTTGCTCAAGGCCCAAAAGGCTGCAGGTGGTGCGAACGACTATGCCCGCATCATTCGTGCGCTTCCGCAAGTTACCGGCCACCACTCAGCCGAAACAACCTCGTACGTAAAGCGCATCCTCAATTACTTCAATCAGATGGTGACTGGGTGATGCCTGAAAAGGATCCAACGAGCTATCAGTTGCTCACGTATGCCTGGGTGATGGCGCTCGCTTCATGGGGTGGGTTGGTTAATTACATCCGCAAGGTAAAAGCCGGTAAGGCGGAGAAGTTCAGCCTGATGGAATTGGTGGGTGAAATTGTCATATCGGCCTTCACTGGTGTTCTGACGTTCTGGTTGTGCGAACTGGCAAATTTCCCAGACCTGCTTACCGCTGCTTTTGTTGGGGTGAGTGGCCACATGGGAAGCCGTGCTATTGCCCTGATGGAAGACTCATTCAAGAAAAAAATGGGGGTGCGTTGATGCGTAAATCAATGATGGTGCTGGTCGTTGCTGGAACTTTGGCCGTTTCGGGCTGTTCTGCTCCTCGATTACAAGACGGTTATCAGCCGGGTGATTTAACAGGCATGGCCGTTGATGAGACGGAAGAGTTCATGGAGATGCAGGATCGTTACTGTTCAACGTCTGATCCCGTGGCACGCGCCATTCTTTTGATGCTGATTCGATCTGCAGTACCTACTTACCCCGCCGACGGGCTGTGCACGAATGTGCTCGATATCCTGGAGGCACGGCAGTGAAGTACTACAAGCGCAACTACAAGTATCAGCTTGCAGAGCGAGCCATCTTTCATACGCAAATCTATCCTGACAAAGAGCTGAAGACAGAGTGGATCACACTGCTTCCGGATGGAACGCTGATACTTGAAGCAGGGTATGCCTGGGATGGTGCCAGCGGGCCTACCATCGACTCGGACAGCACTATGAGGGCCAGTGCTGCGCATGATGCTTTGTACCAGTTGATGAAGTTGGGCCTATTGAGCCTCAGCTGGTTTGAAGAGTGCAATCGAGAAATGGTGCGCTGGCTGAAGAAAGATGGCATGTGGTACTTGCGGCGTCGGGCATGGTACCGAGCAGTCCAGAAGTTCGGCATGGATCACATGTTCCGAGAGCATGATGATCAGAAAGTTTACGAGGCACCCTGATGCCAGCGAAGCCGCCGCGTCCTTGTCGGGCACCGGCATGCGGACGCAAGACAACGGCCAGTCATGGGTACTGTGAGGAACACTCGCATCTGCACAAGCCGTGGGGAACGCGCAAGGGGTCAGGTCGAGGTGGTCGGCCATGGCGGCGCAAGCGTGATCGGGTGTTGCAGCGTGATAAAGGGCTATGCCAGCCATGTCGCCGAGGTGGTCGAGTGACGCCAGCAACAGAGGTTGACCACATTAAACCGGTTGCCGAGGGCGGTACAGATGCTGACTCAAACCTGGAGGCGATCTGCACCAGCTGCCACCGAGCGAAGACGGCACGAGAGGCGCAGGCCGCGAGGGGGAGGGGGGAGTCAAATCTCTGAGAGTTACGAGGCCGGACACCGCCGCCCAAGTCAAATTTTTACAGCCGCGAAATTGAAAATTAAATCCGGCGCGAACGGTTCTCATCTATGACACGCGGACGCAAGGCCAAGCCAACCAACCTCAAGCTCATTCAGGGCAACCCGGGCAAGCGCAAGTTGAATGATGCTGAGCCTTCCGTGGATGCCCTTCAAGAAGTACCGGCCGCCCCGGGTTGGTTGTCCGAACGCGGAATGGAAGCGTGGGATCATCTGGCCAGCTGGTTGGTTGGTTCCAAGATTCTGACCGCCACAGACCTGCATAACCTTGAGGCCTTCTGTTCTGCATACGGCCGCTGGCGTGATGCCGAAGAGCTCTATGCCAAAGAGGGCGCCGTGGTTACAGGCGCAACGGGCGGCCCAGTTAAGAACCCAGCCGCCACTGTAATCAATGAGTCCCTGAAGCAGATGGCTATGTTCGGATCCGCGCTCGGGCTCGACCCGGCCAGCCGGGTACGTCTCGCTGTACCCGGCGGGGGCGATGACAGCAACCCATTCGCCGAACTGCTCGGCAAGAAGCGGGGCGGGAAGTGATGAGACTCCATGGCCAGTTACCCGAACGTCAATGCCGCGAACAAGTATGCGCGGGACATCGTTGCTGGCCGCATTGCTGCATGCAAGGAGGTGCGGCAGGCGTGTAAGCGCCATCTCGATGACCTGAAGGCATCGAAGAAGCGCAGTTATCGATTCACCTTTGACAAGGATGAAGCCGAGAAGGACTGCGTATTCGTTCAGCTGCTGCCCCATACAAAGGGCCAGTGGGCACGTGAACGCAAGCTGATCGAGCTGGAGCCCTGGCAGAAGTTCATTTTCTGCTGTGTCTTCGGATGGGTGAAGAAGAAAGACGGCCTGCGCCGTTTCTCTGAGGCCTATTGCGAGATCCCGCGAAAGAACGGCAAGTCCGTTATTGCTGCCGGTGTCGGCATCTACATGCTGTGCGCCGATGGCGAATACGGTGCCGAGGTCTACTGTGGTGCAACCACAGAGAAGCAGGCATGGGAGGTGTTCCGGCCAGCAAAGCTGATGCTCGAGAAAACCCCGGCGCTGACCAACGCCGCCGGCATCGAGATCATGGCAAAGAACATCAGTATCCCCGCTGATGGCAGCCGCTTTGAACCGTTGATTGGTAACCCAGGCGATGGCAGCTCACCCAGCTGCGCGTTGGTAGATGAGTACCACGAGCACGATAGCCCTGATCTCTACGAGACGATGGTGACGGGGATGGGCTCTCGTGAGCAGGGGTTGACGTTCATCATCACCACGGCAGGCTTCAACCTTGCCAGTCCCTGCTACGACAAGCGCCGACAGGCCCAGCAGATGCTGGATGATGTGATGCCGAACGATGAGCTCTTCGCCATCATCTACACCATTGATGCTGATGATGACTGGCAAGACCCAGCCACGCTGCGCAAGGCCAACCCGAACTTCGGCGTATCGGTCAGCGAAGAGTTTCTGCTTAAACAGCAGCGCGATGCGATTCGGTATCCGAGCCGGACAAATGCATTCCTGACCAAACACCTGAACATCTGGGTATCAGCCCGCACCGCATGGCTCAACATGGCCGATTGGCATGCCTGCGGTCACCCTGAGCTCACACTGGATCAGTTCATTGGTCGTGAGTGTTGGCTGGGTGTCGATTTGGCCAGTAAGACCGACATTGCCAGCATCGCGCTGCTGTTCAGAGATAAAGACGAAAACGGCCGCGACCGGTGGATTGTGTTCACCCGCAACTACCTGCCAGAAGGCGCAATCGAGCGAGCTGGCAACAACCGGGCTGCTTACGAAGCTTGGCAAAACGCCGGTCACCTGGTCGTCACCGATGGTGAGGAAATCGACTTCGACCAGATCCGTGAAGAGATCCGGGACCTGGCGGCCATGTTCCAGATTAACGAAATCGCCTACGACCCATGGCGCGCAACCCAACTGGCCCACCAGCTGATGAAAGACGGCGCCGAGATCGTGGAATATCGCAACACCGTGCAGAACATGAGCCCGCCCATGCGGGAAATGGAAGCGGCAATCACCGGCAAGCGCTTCATTCACTCGGATGATCCCGTGCTTACATGGATGGCCAGCAACGTCACTGCCAAGTCAGACGCCAAGGACAACATCTACCCGCGCAAAGAGCGCAATGAAAACAAGATCGACGGCATCATCGCCATCCTCATGGCACTGGGTAGAGCCATGAACGCTGATCACGAAGCGCCAAAAGAATCCATATACGACACAAGCGAGGTCGCATGCTGACAGCTCTCATTTTCATTCTTGGCCTGATTGGTGCCGGCCTGTGCGCGTTCGGTGCCTGGCTGGTTTTCCCGCCGGCGGGCTTCATCGTGGCCGGGGTTCTGCTACTAGCGACCTCGTTCATGTACGCCCGTGCACAGGCATATACCCAGTTCATCCGGACGCACACCGATAAGGCTGAAGACTGATGTTTTTCCCCGGACTCTTTGCCAGCACCCGCGCAGATGGAATCTCGGCCACACCGGCCCAGAACTTCACCCAGTGGGTCAGCTCAATTGGCGGACGCCAGACATCAGCGGGCACTATGGTCAACACCAAAACGGCCCTTGCGGTGAGCGCGGTGCGGGCCTGCGTCACACTGCTGGCCGAGTCGCTGGCACAGCTGCCGTGCGAACTTTACCGGCGTGACGAAAACGGCGGCCGCACCCGTGCAACCGATCACCCGGTGTACGACCTGATCCACTCAGCACCCAACCGCAAAGACACCTCGTTCGAATACTACGAACAGGCACAGGGCTGTCTGGGGCTGGAGGGTAACCACTATGCGCTGATTGAGCGTGACGGCGCTGGCTACCCAATTGAACTGATCCCGGTACACCCGAAGAAGGTACAGGTGCTAAAGGGTACGGATGGCATGCCGTACTACCGCCTGACGGACTTGGGCGAAACGCTGCCCATGCACATGGTTCACCACATCAAGTACTTCAGCCTTGATGGCTATGTGGGTCTCTCCCCAATCGATACCAATGCAGATGCAATCGGTCTGGCGTTGGCTACCGAGCAACATGCCGGCGCCGTTTTCCAGCGCGGCGCTACCATGTCGGGCGTAATCGAAAGACCTAAAGAATCGACACCGATTGCAGATCAGGCCGCCATCGACCGCCTGCTGAGCAAGTTTGCCGAGCGCCATGCAGGCCTGCGTAACATGTTCTCAGTCGCGCTGCTTCAGGAAGGCATGACCTACCGGCAGCTGGCCATGGACAACGAAAAAGCCCAACTGCTGGAGTCCCGCAACTTCGGCGTCAACGAAGTGTGCCGGCTGTACAAGATCCCGCCGCACATGATTCAGCAGCTCGACAAAGCCACGTTCAGCAACATCGAACACATGGGCCTGCAGTTCGTCATCTACACCTTGTTGGCCTGGGTGAAGCGACACGAAGCCGCCATGATGCGCGACTTGCTGCTGCCGGCTGAGCGCAAAAACCACTACATCGAATTCAACGTCAGCGGCCTGCTGCGCGGTGACCAGAAGTCCCGCTACGAAGCCTACGCAATAGGCCGTAACTGGGGATGGCTGTCGGTTAACGATATCCGTCGTCTCGAAAATATGCCGCCGATCCCGGGCGGTGATCGTTACCTGACACCGCTCAACATGGTCGACTCAGCTCAAATGCAGCAGTCATACGAAGCCACACCCGAACAGATGAAAGACATCGAGGAGATCCTATGTCGCACATGATCAATTACCCGCATATCGCCTCGATGGTGTTCAACACCCCGCTGTATGCTGACCCCACTCTGGTGCGTGCGATCAAGGCAGTGCTTGAACCGCGCCTACTGGGTCGAATGGAAAGCGCCCCGACAAGTCTTGGCTTGGCACAAAGTCAGCCGGCAGTGGAAGCCAATAGCAACCATGAGGACCGCTATACCCGCAGCCTGACCATCGCAGGAAAACTCGCGGTCATCTCAGTGCATGGTGTACTGGTCCCGCGGCGTGGCGTTATCACGGCATCCTGTGAAGAGCTGATCAGCTACGAATACCTGAGCGGCCAGATCACCGCAGCCCTACGCCATGAACTGGTAGAAGAGATCGTTCTCGACTTCCACACCGGCGGCGGCTCCGCCATGGGCTGTAAGGAAATGGCCGACTTCATCCGAGCCAGCACCCAGATCAAACCGATCACCGCCATTATCAACTTCGCGGCGTACTCGGCCGGGTACTTCCTGGCCGCCGCCTGCAGCAAGATCATCTGCAGCCCGACCGGTGGTGTCGGTTCCGTGGGCGTGATCATTGAGACATTCGAGGTCAGCAAATGGGAAGAAGAAGTGGGTATCAAATACAACACCTTCTACCGCGGCGGCCACAAGAACGACTGCTCCCCGCACGAACCCATTACGGATCAAGCCGTGGCCGAAATCGATAAACGCCTCGACAAGGCCTATGCCATCTTCACCGGCTCGGTTGCTGAATACCGGGGCCTGGATGTGCAGGCCGTCATTGAAACAGAAGCCCGGCTGTTCGATCCCGAAGAGGCGCTTCAGCTCAACTTGATCGATGAGATTGCCCCGGCACAGGACGCCATTAACGCAATCGCCCAACGATACAAATCAACCCCTACGCGCAGCATTCGGGCACAGGCCCGCGTGTACGACACAGCTTGCAAGATCTAGCCACGCGGCGGATCTGCACCAAACAGGCGGCCACTCGGTCGCCTTTTTTATAACCAGCAATGACAGGTGACACCTATGAATATCATCGAACTCCGCCGCAAACGCGCTGAAATCAACGCATCTATCCAGGTGCTGGCGCAGGCAGAACAGGAAAACGGAGAGCTGACGGCAGAGCAGCTGCAACAGTTCGAACAGCTGACCACCGAGTTTGACCAGCTGAGCGCCCAGATCAGCCGCTTGGAAGCAGCTGAAAAAGCACAGGCGGCAGTAGCCCAACCGGTCGGTTCATTCAACAACGGTAATGCTCCAGCCGTCCATAGCAAGGCAGAACTGAAGCAGTACCAGGGCGCCAAGATGGCACGACTGGCCATGTCGGTAGCGGCAGCCAAAGGCGACATGGAAGATGCCGCCAAATTCGCACGCACTGAAATCGGTGATGCGGATGTGGCCATGGCAATCGAAACCAGTGCCGGTAGCGGTGGTGCACTCATTCCGCAGAACATTCATGAAGAAGTGATCGAGCTGCTGCGTGCGCGCACCGTGGTACGCCGCTTGGGTGCCCGTCCGGTACCGCTGCCGAACGGCAACCTCAGCATGCCGCGCCTGAGCTCCGGTGCCACGTCCGGCTATGTGGGCGAGGGTAGCGACGTACTGGCCACCGAGTCACAGTTCGATGACGTGAAACTGTCGGCCAAAACTATGATCACGCTGGTGCCGATCTCCAACCAGATGATTGGCCGGGCCGGTTACAACGTCGAACAGATCGTGCTGAGTGACATGATCGGCGCCATGTCCGTGCGTGAGGACAAGGCCTTCCTGCGTGATGACGGTACCAGTGATACCCCGGCAGGCTTCAAGAAGGTCGCAACCGATGCAAGCCGCACTGTTGACTGGGCAGGTGCTACAGCCGGTCTGGCCACTATTGATGCGTTTCTGGATTCACTGATTCTGAAACTCATGGAGAGCGACAGCCTGCTGATTCAGCCGGGCTGGGCACTGAGCCCGCGTTCCTACATGAAGCTGTTCGGCCTGCGTGATGGCAACGGCAACAAGGTGTATCCGGAAATGGCGCAGGGCCAGCTGAAAGGCTGGCCGATCCTGCAGAGCACGACCGTTCCGGTCAACCTTGGTACCGGTTCCAACGAAACCGAGATCTACTTTGCCGACTGGAATGACGTTGTGATCGGTGAGCAGGAGAACATGAAGATCGACTTCTCCAAAGAAGCCACCTACAAGGATGCCGGGGGCAACCTCGTATCGGCGTTCGCTCGCAACCAGTCCCTGATCCGTGTGGTTGCCGAGCACGATATCGGCTTCCGTCATCCGGAAGGTCTGGTACTGGGTACCGGCGTCACCTGGTAACCACCCCTGAAGCGGCACGGCTCCGGCCGTGCCTGTTTCACTACCCATTCAAAATACAGGTAAGCAATCATGGCGAATCCACAAGACCAGAACAAAGCCGCACCGAAAGCGACTCAGTCAAAAGACGAGCGCGTAACCATCACCTTCACCAAGCCGTTCAACCGCTACTCCCGGGGCGATATTGCAGGCTTTCCTGCTGACCGTGCGAAGCACCTGGTTGAAGGTGTGAAGGTTGCGGTAATGGGCGACAAGCTGCCTCAGCCAAAAGCCGCTGAGTAAAACGGCACTCAGTATGAGTAAGCCAGATACCCCAGCGCCCCTCACCCAAGAGCAGGCGCTGGACCTGATTGAAACCCACCAGATCGGCCAGGCCGAAGTCATTGCACTACGCCGTGCCATCTGTGGGTTTGTGGTTGATGCCAATGGCGCCGAACACCAGCTTGAAGAAACCTGCGAGCACCTGCGCACCGCAGACCAGCGCCCGGGTGCTGGCGGCAACTTCATCGACCAGGCCAAGCGCCGCATCGGCTCAGCCATGGCGCGCAAAAGAGGCGGCCACTGGTGCGGTGACTGCGGCTGCCCGCTGGCCAAGAAAACCACCATAGGGTTTGACCCGATCTCGTCGCAACCCGCAATTTACGAACGGGCCCGCTGCCCCCTGAAAAAGTGGTGAACCATGATCACCCTGGAAGACGCCAAAGCGCACCTGCGTGTCCAGCACTCAGCAGAAGATGCACTGATCACCGCACTGATCGACTCGGCCTACCGTCACGCAGAAACCCGCACCGGCCGTGTCTTCGACACGCAGACTCGGACGCTGGTGCTGGATGGCTTTGGCTCTACCGCTGGCGCTATCGAACTGCCATGGACGCCGGTGCAATCAATCGAAAGCGTCGACTATGTAGACCCAGCCGGTGATACCCAAACCCTGAACACACCACCGCTGCGGCTCGACACTCGGCAGCTTTACCCGTTGCTCATGCCCCAATGGGATACCGACTGGCCAGCCACCATTGACGAGCCAGAAAGCGTCACCATCACGGCCACCGTGGGCATGAACGAAACACCCGCAGACGTACGCGCCGGCCTGCTCCTGCTGATCGGCCACCTGTACGAAAACCGCGAATCCGTCGTAATCGGAACCATCAGCAGTGAGCTGCCAATGGGTGTCTCTATGCTGCTGGATCCGTACAAAATCATGAGGGTTGGCTGATGCGTTCAGGACGCCTCAATACACCGGTGACATTCGAGCGCAAGGCCGGCGGCAAGGACCAATACGGCCACCCAACAGACGACTGGCAACCGGTTCCCGGGCTGGTCGATATCTGGGCCAACGTCAAACCGATCACCGGTCGTGAGCGCTGGGCCAGCCAGCACGTCACCAACACCGCCACGCTGGCCGTCACCATCCGGTACCGCGACGACATAACCCCCGACATGCGCATTGCCTTCGGTAACATGCGCCTCGAAATCGTGGGCCCACCAATCAACCTGGACAACCGCAACCGGGAACTGGTGATCACCTGTGAAGAGGACAGCAACTAACGGGAGCTGGCCAAAAACGTTCTATTTATACCCGAACAACACCCCTAGGCTGATCACCGAATGGCAGATTCAGGCTTCGTCTGCTCCGGGGTGTTCCTATTTCAGAAGCTTGGTATTCAGCCATGAAAGACCTGACTTTCCAGAACACTACTTTGACCCTGATGCCGATTGATGGAGAGGTTTGGATAGCCGCGCCGGAGTTGGCCAGGGCGCTTGGGTATGCACGCTCAGACAAAGTGACCCAGATTTACAGCCGCCATAGCGACGAATTTTCCGAGAGCATGAGCATGACCACCAAACTGAGGGTCAAGGGGTTTGGTAATGGAGAGAGTGAAAAGGATGTCAGGATATTCTCCCTGCGCGGCGCTCACCTGATTGCCATGTTTGCTCGCACTTCAGTCGCCAAAGCCTTCCGCCGCTGGGTGCTGGATATCCTGGACGCACTCCACAACGGCGGAGAGTACGTCATGGAGCGCTACCGCAAAGTAAGCGCCGAATACAGCGAGAGTGAGCAGATCGCAAGCCGCTGCGGGAAAGGCCTGAACCGCTGGCGCCACGAAAAGCCAAGGCTGAAATCGCAGCTTGAATACTGGCGGGAACGACAGCAGCTCTGCCTCGAATTGAACTAGAGCCTGCGATTGGGAGGGTTTTTTATGGTCGTCAGGAGGGGTGGACAGCAACTGATGGAATGCTTTGTACTAATGTGCACCTGTCGTTAGTATTGAGGAGTCACATACTCAATAACAGGAGTTGCGCATGGAGTACAAGGAATGCCTGAAGTGTGGGCACCGTAACCAAAATGTTCTTGCTGGTGATGCTGTGAAGTGCCCTGAGTGTGGTGCTTATTACGCCAAAGTTGAAGCCCAGCTGAAGCGCGAAGCTGACAAAGAGCGTGCTGAAGCGGAGCGAAGGGCTCGTGAACTAGATGCGAAACGACCAAAAACACAGGTTAAAACGTACAAGGGTAAGCAAAGCCGCGCAGTAAAGGCATTTCAGAAAGAGGCTGAACACCTTGAGTCTCAAGGTTATCAGCCCGCTAGTGAGCTATGGGAAGCCGGAAGATGGAATGCATTTCAGATTCTTGTATGCCTAATGTTCGCATTTTTGTTCCTGTTTATCCCGCTGATTGGATGGTTAATAGCTTTATTCTTGGTTTTCTACCTTCTTATCGCAAGACCTCCAGGTACGTTGACGGTGACTTACAAGCGTGACGATCAGGCGGGTTGATCCGTGCTGTACAAAAACACACGCAAATAGTTACATATCGCGCCTGCTGGCGCTGAGGCATCATAAGCACAGTGGCAGCAGGGCGGTTGTGTTGAGTCGCAGCCGCTTTGCTTGAGCCTTGACTCTCAGCAGGCGCAAAGCTATCGTTCGCGTGTCGCTGCAAAATCAGCGATCGGGATTGGCCTCCCGAAAAGTCGGCGGACACGACCGCCATCAGAGCGGTTTTTTTGTGTCCTGCACATGGTTTGCCAGTTATGGGCGGGCCGTGTGGGCACTCGTAAGAGTGGCCGGTGTTCCGACTTCCGGTAGGCCAACCCGCACGGTTCCGTCCACCATTTGGCCTTGGTGACGGACTTTCATTAAAAGTCGGAGTCATGCCATGAAAACCACTGCTCAAGTAATCCCGTTTCGTAATCAAGAACTTTTGCTCGTCAATAATTCTGGTGAGGCATTCGTGCCTATGAAGCCGGTGGTCGAGGGCATGGGGCTTGCCTGGCAGTCTCAGCATCGCAAGCTGATGACTGGCCGCTTTGCATCAACCGTCACCGAAATGGTGATAGTTGCCCAAGATGGTAAGCAGCGTGAAATGACATGCCTCCCGCTTCGTAAGCTGACCGGCTGGCTGATGTCGATCCACCCGAACAAAGTTCGTCCTGAGTTACGAGACGGCATCATTGCCTATCAGAATGAATGCGATGACGTGCTTTGGTCATACTGGAATGACGGAATAGCTGTTCGCCATGATGACCGTAACATTAACACGCTGCTCGGACAGACCATCGGCACCGACGGTTTCCGCTGCTTGGGTGCAGTGCTGGATGGAAAGGTGCGTAGCCTGCCAAAGCCGATCCGCACAAAGGTTAAAAACCACATCTGGTCACAGGTGCACAAAGCCTTCAGCGTAGTATCAGCACAGGATATACCGGCAAACAGTATGGATGCAGCACGCAACTTTATCGCCGCATACGCTATCGAGGGTGAATGGATTGCCGCAGCAAAAGACGACGCGAGGCGGAACGCACTGACCAGTGAACAGCTCGCGGATATACGCCACCTGCTCAATGCCAGTCGCGGTGTTAAGCAATTGTGGGATGGTGGAATAGGTCGCCTGGTTGCCGCAGCCAACTGGAATGTCTATTCGAACACCTATGGCCACATTGAAGCACTGGATGATATAGGCCGGGCACTTTCTAAATCACTAGGTATATCGATATCAACTGACAAGGTATGCAGTACCGGCGTTGTCAGCCGAAACGCAGATAAGCACCGTGATGAATTGATCGACTATGCAAAGCACTTCAAGAGTAGTTGTACGCTGGTTGAACACGGCTCGTTTGAACCGGTCAGAAAAGGAAAGCTCCACGAAAAAATAGCAGCACAAAAGCACCGGTTGCTGGCGCTGGCGAAATCAGTATCGCCAACTGATAAGGGCTATGATGCCTACCTGCTCTTGGAACTGAAATCTCTGCAGGAGTTGGAATCGCGCAATAAATCTCATTACCTGGTTGGCATGGGGCTGTGGCATATGGCACTTCGCCGTTACATTGAGCCTGTTGTACCAATGTAGCAAGTAATCTGCTGCACCAAACCACCCGAGCCCGCCATTGCGGCCTCGGGCGAAATGCTTTCAAAACCCGCCATCGTGCGGGTTTTTTATTGCCCAAGGATACGTCATGGCGAAAGCGACAAATTACGAAGTTCAAGGTTTGCGCGAATTAGAGCAGGCACTGAAAGACCTGGGTGATCAGGTTGGCGTGAAGGTGTTGCGATCGGCATTGCGTGATGCAGGCAAGCCGACACTCGAGCGGGCGAAAGCTCTAGCGCCAGTCTCAGACTCTGCCCACAAAGGATACAAGGGCAAAGTGCAGCAGCCTGGCGAGCTGAAGAAAGCCTTGAAAATCCGCACGCGGCTGAGTCGTCGAAACCACTCAGTGTTTGCATTTATCGGTGTGCGGTCGAAAGAAGCATATTACGCCCAGTTTGTTGAATTCGGCACAGCGCCTCACTACGTGACACGGGGTGCCAAAAGATCGCGCGGCACCAAATCAGGTGCCAAGCACAGAAGCAAGCCAAGGCGCATGCATCCCGGTGCAAAACCGCACCCGTTTCTTCGCCCAGCCTGGGACCAAACAAAGCACAGCGCATTAGATATTTTCAAATCCAGAATTCAACACCGGCTACAGCTGGCACAAAAACGTGCAGCCCAAAGGGCTGCAAAGGCTAAGTTATCGTGAACGAGCAACAGCTTTATACGGCTCTGAGCACCAGTGCAGATATAACACAGCTTGTGAATTCAGATGATATTTACAACGGATATCTTCCAGAAAGTGCAAAACTTCCGGCAGTGACTTTTTATTATGTAAGCTCTGATCCCGATAACACATTGCATGACGGTTATACAGGACATGCCTTAAGCCGTTATTCGATCAATGTATGGTCAAAAAGCTACCCACAAATTCAAGAATTACGCGCTGCGGTTAAAGCTGCAATGGCGGGGCAGGTATTGCAAAGCGATATACCACTGCATGAACCAGACAATCAGCTTTATCGCTTTGTTCTTGATTACACCCTGTATGACTGATACCTGAATCAGTGAATTCATCTGCTATTGCCGTGCCACCGCATTGAATATAACCACATTCTTTAACACCGCTCGATCTTATCCGGATTCTGCCGCCGCGTCTGCGCTACTGCAGCATCATTCACCGTCTTCTCCGACGTTTTTTTGCTCTGAATGCTATCGGGAACCACAAAACATCCTGCCATGCATGGCGCT